TTCATGATGGCCATACGCTCGCCATCGAACAGGGTCTGTGTTGCTACTGCGTCCGCCATGGGGCGTTCCTTCTGCGAAGTAAGGGCCGGTTATTTAGGCCGGCCCCCACCCTATACCATCGCTTTCGCGAACAGTCATTAGTCCTGTGCGGTCGTCTGCACGTAGCAGTACGTGACACGCACCTGACCAGCCGTAGGCTGACCAACTGACGTGACCGTAGCGACAACAGTGCCGTTCGTGCCGATGTCGTCCATCGCGGCGAGCTGTGCGGCGGTGAACGTCGGAAGGACGCGGATACCAGTCTTGGCGTTAACGCCACTGGCGTACTGCGTGCCGCCCGATGCCGTGCCGACAGACACAGTCGCCGAGGTGGCGCTGTTGTACTGCGTAAGCACGTCGACAATGATGTCCACGATCTGGCTGTCGTACGGCAGGTAAACCGTGCCGTTCTGCACCAGTGTGGCATCGAAGTCGATCAACACAGTCTGCGAAAGAACCGCAAGGCCGATGTTGGGTCCGCCTGACAAACCGGCGTTTATGTCGCCGGAGGCAAGTGGGCCGGTCCAAGTAGTCTGAGACATCTGTTTTCTCCTTCAGAGAAGAGAGGGGGGCCGAAGCCCCCCGCTCAGGTTAGATGCCCGGCGTACCGTACACGCCGCGCGGATCGGTCCAGCCGAACGCGTAGCGTTCAGTGGCCTTGTAGCGCATGCTGTCGGTTTCGAAGTCACCCTCCATCGACTTCTCGAGGCCGCGACGCATCGCGAGCTTGAGACCCTCGGGCGCGTCGGTCTGAACCCAGAACGCCGTGGTCGAGGTGATACGCGAGAGGTTGGCCTGACCGCCATCCAGCAAACCCATTGATTTGACTGGATTAATGTCATTATTTGCCGTTCCGGCACGCAGCACAGACTTGAGGAGAACCTCAGCCTGAAACACGTTGCTCGGTCCAACGACCAACTTCTTCGGCGTCAAGCGGATGCGCTTGCCGTTGTTGTCCACGGCGTTGCGGATCTGCACCAGCAACTGCTCAAGCGAGGTCTGCGACAGGTTTGCGGCCGTCGAGAGCTTGTTGGAGAAGGTGCCGTTGGCGATCGGGTGATTGGTGGCCACCAGCTCAACGCCGTCGCCGCCAGCGTAAGCTGCCGTGAACGAACGGTTGAGGATGTTGGCGCCAAGGGTTTCCTTGGTTTCAATCAGCGACTGTGCGAGGTGACGTGCATAGGTCTGACCGATGCGGATGTGATCACCATCTTCGACGAGGACCTTGGTCAGGGCGAATGCCAGACCGTAGACCTTGTACAGGTAGCGCTGAATGAACAGAACGCCGCCCGACTGGTAGGTGACCGGCATGCCATCTGGCAGTTCCGGTGCAGCGCCGAAGCCGTACAGGACAGGCTCTTCATGGTAGTTCCGGGGGATGCCCTTGAACTCTTTGAATACCTGCGCCCACTCATCGGCACGCTGGTCGTAGATACCGTTGAACTCTTCATTAAGAATAGGCTCAACGATGGAGCGGAAGTCTGTACTCCGCATTGGATTAGCCATTGTTCATGCCCTCCTTAATAAGCGGCGATGTTGGCAGTGTTCTGGTGCTCAGAAATCTGAACCAGAGCATTGACATACGTGTCGCCGAAGTTGTTGTCCGGACCCGGAACGATACCAATCAGGCGGAGGCCTGCGTTGGCGGCGGAAGATGCGACGTTCAGCGACTGCGACGACAGACCAGTGGTCGTGTTGCCGGCAGCGGCCGAGAAGTCGTACTGCTTACCGACGTCGGCAACAGCCAGAGCAGCGTTGCTCTGGATCTGGTACGTGATCGTCTGGTCGATGGTCACGTACGTGACGATCTCAGTAGCCACGGTGCCCGTGGTCCACTTGTTGGAGATGCGACGACGCTGGTCGCTGTCGGTCCATTCGACGCCCTGAAAGGTGCCGATGAACGCATCGCCAGCGGCGGCGACGACAATGGTTCCATCCGTCGGGTCGACTTTGACCGGCTGGTTCTGGAAGATATTCGCGGCGTACCCCGAGGTGCAAGTCATCGCGAACGGGCGTACAACGCCCGACGGATGGTTCACTGGGATAAGGCCGTAGGGGGATGCAGTGCTTGGCATGTCCTATTTCCTTAGAAAATTGATTGAGAGATGCCTTAGCTGAAAGCTGCCAGCCTCGGCGCGGCTTGACGAAAGTCATCCATACCGTCCCCTTCAATGAGCCGACCGCCGGACTGCTCGGCCTGCGCGCGGATGCTATCCGCGACTTCGGCGAGTTTGTCCTCTTCACGCAACGGAGCGTCGTAGTGAGCCTCCTTCATGAACCTCTGATAGAGGCTCTCGGGCAGCTTAAACGCGAGCATCTCGTTGACCGCGATCATGCCGACATATTCGCCGGTCTTGACCGAGGCATGAGCCATCCCGGGAACTTCTTCTGCCTTAACCGGCTCGTAACCGAGCTGGATGCGGCGATGAATTGGATCGCGCGGGTTGGTCGTGGTGAGCCAGCACACATGATATCCGGGTAGATCCGGTAGATCAGGAAGTGCGTCGTTAAATAGTTGAGCGCGGAACATCTCAAGTCGCTCGTCGTCGCTAACCTCGCGGCTTTCGGTGACCTGACGGTCATCCATTGCACGAGAGCGCCGAGCAACACCCGGTTCCTTCTTCAGGCGGTCGTCCATACGATCATCATTCATGTTGGCATACTCCTTTAGTTAGCCGAACCGTTTTTGTCGTAGGCCTGATACGCCTTGAGCATTTGGTTGCGACGTGAAACGTCGTCCCAGATGCCCGCTTCGATCATAGCCTGCTTACGTTCGGGTGTCACGTAGATTTCTTTACGGGTGGAAGTCGGCGCATATTCGCGCGTCTGGCCCTGTGGAGGCGCCCTACGGCGCGGTGTGCCGGCGGCCGGTGCCTCGTCCGCCGAACCGCCCACACGGGACGCCACGCGGCGCGTCAGCTCCTCCCAATAGCTCCGCGACGTCGGGTCGTAGCCGGCCGCCGTGAGGCTGTTGTCGATCGCCTTGGTGACGGCGCTGTCCTCGTCGCGGCCCGACGGATCGTACCACGGATTGGCCGACAGCCACTCCTTGGCGTAGTTCACCGTGCGGGGGTCGGCGCCCGGGTTGGCGTGCTGCTGGCGGGCCTGCTCGACCTGCTGCTTCTGCTGCCAGAGCATACCCGCCTCGCGCTGCGCCTCGTCGCGCAGACGCATGGCCGTGGTCACGTCGTCACCGTTGCCGGCCTCGACGGCGCGGGCGATGATGCTCTCCGCCTGCCGCACTTCCTGCTGCACCTGATTGAAACGCTGGTCGATGGCGCTGACGTTGCTGGCCAGCGTGTTGCCCTCGATGGCGGCCACGCGGCGAGCTAGTTCGCCGTTCTGGTGGCGCAGCATCTCCAGTTCGCGCTGTGCGCTCTCCTTGGCGCGCTTCTGGATTTCGCGACGCTTGACGCGACGCTTGCGGCTCTGGCTCTCGACTTCGTCGTCGGTGTCGTCCTGACTGGCGGCGAGGCGTTCATCATCGCCGTCATCGTCGTCATCGCTGTCGTCTGCCGCGTCAACCGGGGTTTCGGCGGGCGGCGTACCTTCGATGATCTCGAACTCGTCTTCGGTATCTGGTGTGTCACTCATGACCGGCTCCTTTCAGCCTTATAGCGACGGGTGTCGCTAGATCGTTAAACAAACGCCTTCACCGTCAGCGGATCGCCCGGCACTGCGCCGAGCAAGTCGAGATCGTTGAACAGCACGAACAGCACTTCATCTTCGTTGTTTGGACCGTGCTTAACTGTCCACTTGTCGCCGCCGTACTTTGGCGTGCGAACGAAGTCTCCCGGCGCGGCCCACGAACCCTCGGGCCACGCTTCTTGCGTGTTGCGGTTTTTGAACGCGAGGCTGCCCACGGCGATGACCTTGGCCACCTGCGTGTTCCACTGCTCGGTGTCCCGAGCGTCCTGCGTCAGGATGATGCCGCCGGCCGTCTTGCGCTTGGCAGAGCGGATCTGCACCAGCACGCGGCTGCCGAACGGCACGAAGTTGGGATCGACAGGCGGGAACGCCTCGTCGAGGTTACTGTACGCAAATGATACTTGGTTGATGATGTCGGACATGGGTGCTCCATCCGTGTCGTTGTTATAGGTCAAAGCCTTTTCGCTCGTGCTCTTTGACCAGATCTATCAGCACGATCTTGGCGCGCTCGATGCCTGCGTACAGGCCGACAGCGCGTCCGAAGTCGTATGCCTCTCGGCCCGAGGGTTGCTCCAGCGTCTCTCTAGCAAGCATGGCCTGCTCTTCCACCAGCCGCTGGAGCAGCATCTCGATCCTCATGCAGGCGTCTTGGGTGACGTCGACACTTTAGGCATGGTGCCCATCGCCATCTTCTTGTGCTGCGAGACGGCGTCGCCGCTCACGGTGCCGCCCGGCGTTGGGCCTGTCGCGTTGTTCTTTGCCACTTGCTTCTCCTTACGGGTTGGGGTTGATCCCGGTCCCTGTGCTGACCGCGATACGTTCACCAGACATGATCTCGGCCTGCGCGAGTTGCATGGCCGTCTGGTTGTCCTGCTGGTTCATGGTCATGCGCGCGTTGAGTTCGGCCGCCTTGCGGGCGTCCTCGCGGCCCTGACGCAACTGCTCCAGCTGCTGTTCGATCTGCAGCTTCTGCGCCTGCAGCTGCTGCTCGACCTGATCCTTCGCGGCCTGCGCCTGCATCTTCTGCCCCTCGAGCTGCATCTGCGCCTGCGCCTTCTGCCCATCGAGCTGCATGCGCTGCCCCTCGAGCTGCATCTGCGCCTGCGTCTTCTGCGCGTCTGCCTGCATCTGCGCCTGATCACGCTGCGTCTGCATCTGCATCTGCGCCTGATCACGCTGCGTCTGCGCCTGCAGCTTCTGCCCCTCGATGGCTGTGCGCGGATCCTGCGGCGGCTGCGGTGCGAACTGCTGCATCATCTCCATCGCCTGCGCGATGATCGGCGGCAGCGAGGCGAAGATGTTGGCCGCGTCGCCCACGACGCTCTGCGACGCCTCGGCCAGCATGCGATCAAAGGCGCGCCGGGCCTCGTGGTCCTTCAGCAGCTTCATCTCCTCGCTGATGTCGACGCCGCTCGTCTCCTCGGCCAGATCCAGCACGGTCGCGGCGTACCACAGGGCGACGTGCTCCTTGAGGTGCTGCAGGATCACCGGCAGGTACTGCGGCGCGATGAGCTGGCTGCCACCCAGCGCCGGGCTGGTCATGTACGCGAGGTGCGTCTTGAGGTGCGCGATGTGGTCCTGCTCCGGGAAGGCCACGACGGGCTTGCCCATGGTGGCCGTGACGTTCTCGTTGACGGCGTTCTGCTGCTTCGGCTCCAGCGGCGGTACGAGCAGCTCCTTGTAGTTCGGCACGCGGAGCGTCTCGAGCAGCCGCTCCTCGACCTTGCGCGCGTTGTACAGCTGCGGCACGGCGGCGGCGCGGGTCGACACGGCCTGCACCTGAGCGAAGCGTTGCGCCTCACTGAAGATGGTCGGGTCGCTGACCGGCACCACGTCCTTGGGGCCTTGGAAGTCGGCCCGCGTCGCCAGCTCCTCGCCGACCTCGCGTTCAGTGTCGTCGTCGTCGAGGTGCATGCCGTTCAGGCGGTGCAGGATGTCGAGCGTCTGCGCCATGGCGTTGTGCAGCCGGCCGTGGATGGCCGAGAACACCGTCATGCCCTCTTGGATCAGGGCCAGCGTCGTGCCGACCGGCGCGTTCGGGTTCTGGTCGGCGAGGTTGTCCATCGACGTGCGGACGACGCCCTTGCCTGCGTCGACGACGAAGCCGAGCAACTGGAACAGCGTCGGCGACGGCGGGTTGAACGGGATCGGCATGGCGATCTTGCGCACGTCATCGATGTTGATGCCGCCCTCGATCTCCTCGACCTGCGTCGGCTGGATGTTCAGCGACTGGCCGCCGCGCGTGCCGCCCTTCAGCTTGAGCATCGTCGGCACGTTCTGGATGTGCGCGCTGTCCATGAGGGCGCGCAGGGCGCCCGTCGCGGCGGCACTGAGGCCGCCGATCATGTGCGGCAGGCCGATCGGGTACGCCCCGCGCCACGGGATGAAGGGCCACTCGACGAACCACGCCAGCGGCTCGCGGCTCTCGTCCTCCTCGTCCCAGTTGCGGTAGATGCTCAGCACCTTGCCGCTCGACTTGTCGACGGTCAGAATGTACGGCGCACTGCCGTCGCCCTCGACGTCGGCCACGGCGTGGATCTCGAACACGGTGCGCAGGCCGTCCTCGTTGTAGCTGGTGTCGCTGCGGCCCTCGATCTTGTCGTTGGCGACGTCGACGATCGAACGCTCCGGCTCCATGCTCGGCGGCGTCAGCTCGACGTCGCGGTACATGCCAGACTTTACACGCTGCTCGTAGTCGAGCTGCGTCAGGTACTGCACGTGCGTCTTGCGCTGCGCGCTGTTGAAGTTCGTCGCGGCGAATGGCAGGTACATGTCGTCGATCGCGACGAACAGGAAGTCCGGCCGGTTGCGCGCCTCGTCCCACGTGATCTTGAGGTACTGCGCACCGCCCAGTGGCACCTGCGTCAGCAGCTGCTCCAGCTCGGCGCGGAACGTCTTGCTCTGCACCGTGAGCTGCCAGTTCATCATGCGCGTCTTGCGCTTGGCCTTCTGCAGCTTCTTCATGGTGATCTCGCCCTCGATCAGGTCCTTCACCGGACCTTGGGGCGGGAGCAGCTCGCGGATGGCGCGCGACGCGAAGTCGATGCATGCCTCCGTCATCATCGGATGCACGACCTTCGACGCGCCTTGGAACTGGGCGCCGCCGGGTGCGTCGTCACCGAGGCCGGTGCGGCGGATGCCCTCCTCGTACTGCTCGTCGCGCTTCTTGCGCGCCTCCTTGTCCTTGCTGATCAGGTCGAGGAAGCGCGTCGACAGCGTGCTGAGTTCGCTGTCCGGCATCTCCTCCGCGAGGTTCGAGTAGAACTCGCTGTCGCCCGGCGCCTCTTCGTCGCCGAGACGCACGATCGCGCCACCGTCCTCGGTGTCCTCGACGTCGGATACCTCCTCATCGATCTCGACCATCTCGCCTTCGG